GCTGCTGCTGTATTGTCTGTTCTGGTTTATATGAGACTGGTTTTTGTGGTTTATTTAACTGTTTCTCCAATTCTTGCTTTTCTGCTTTCGACAAAGGGGCTATGCTGCGCGACGGCGTAGTTGCTGTGGTCGTAGACATCTGTCTTGGTTTTGCGGCAGGGGCCTGTCCATCTGCAACCTGTTCTAATTTATCTATAGACGCCGCCTGTGTTACTTGATAATTGGTATCTGTGTTAAACCATCCCTTATCTGTTTTATAATATCTAGATGGATATGACTCAGATCCAGTTGGTACCGTAATATCTAATCGTTGGCCGGGTGCAACTTTAACTAGTTCTGTTGGTTCTAGCTCCCAATCGGGTGCAATCGGCGGTGTAGCGTTCGCTGGCACAGTTGTCGCTTCGGCTTCGTCTTCTGCTTTTTTGATTGCATCCATACGTTTAACGTGTTGTGTGTTTACCCGTTGTTGTGTCATGCCACCATAATGACGGCCAACTTCTCCGCCAAGACCAGCCAGATATCCAGAATTTTCCTCTGCACTTTTTGCAAGAGAATCCCAAAAACCTTCAGTGATTATTTCATTGATCTTCATTCTTATTCTCCGCTATACGCCGTACACCACGGGAGAATTTTGTAGTATCTTGTGCCTTAATTGAGTTAATTAATCGTCTTTCAAGGTCTTCTGCTATTTCAGGAGAATAGTTCTCCCTAATAGAGTTTATCAGGTTTATAGACCCTTGAATTATGTGCGTGGCACGACTTTCGAGCAACTTTTCACGATCTCGATGGACCAATAAACTATCTAACTCATCGAGTAAACTTCTTGTTCGTTTCTGCACTGTGCTTCTCCCGGCGTTATTGTATTTATTGCATTTCTATTTATTCGGAATATTCGGAATAGCACAAGTTATTTTTTGATAGAACTCATTGAGTTAATCATTGATTTTAATCTTGAGGAATTTATTTCCCCAGCGGGCGCCTTGCCCAGAATCTCAGATTCAGTGGCGCTTGGAGCAGTAACATTAGATTTTGGCTTAATTTTGCCCAAAATATTGCTTGCCACATTTGCGGGTATTGATGCAGTACCGTCTTCGTCGACCGAATCTACAATACGAAGACTATCTACATTAAAATCTAACTCAACCTTGCTTCCCACACCCGAACTTGATCGTGTCTTGAGCAGCTGAAGCTGATATCTGCCGCGTTCACGCATTGCCCGTGAAGTAAATATACCAAATACGTTGTCTGCTGTGTTTATCTTACTGATACCGCCTGAGATATGGCTATGGTCAAACTCTACTTCATCTACCGCTCCCCGGTTTAATTGTGAAGCAGTAATAAACAAAATATTTAATTCTTTAGCCAGATTACGCAATTCTTCTGACACGTATTTGTCCTTAACAAATAAATCATTTGGGCTAACTTTAGCAGATGCTGGCATTAGCAGGTCCAAATAGTCAACCATCAGGAAATCAACCTTAACGCCTGATTGAATTTGAAATTCACGAATATAAGCACGAATATCATTGACGTTGCTTTGGGCAGGGATATATTTAACCTGAAAATGTCCACATTTTTTACTTGCCATACGGATTTTTAATTCAACATCGTCTATATTCTTGAATATTTCTTTGGTGCTACAGTTAGCAACCATTGAGTCTATACGCATAGAACATAATCCCTCACTCAACTCTAGTGTTAAATAGATGCCATTGAGTCCTGCAGTAAACCAATTAACTGATATATTTTGCATGAACAGAGATTTTCCTGATCCTGATCCGCCTGCAAAAATATTTAATTCTCCGCGATTCATTCCGCCAAACAATACTTTGTCTAACGCTGTCCATCCAGTGCTTACTTGTCCGTTTCCTTCTTTAATCGCCATTAATCTAGCTCGCGGGTCTTTAAAATAGTCTGTGCCAATATCCTTGACTAACCCTATCTGCACTGCATCTTTGATCAGTTTTTCAATAGGATCACGGTTACCCGCTTCAAGATAGTCGGCCGCCTTTAAAATTGCTCTTTCTAATGCCTTCGTCTTGCTAAATCCCTCAAACTCAACCAAAAACCAGTCATGTTGTTCCTCGGTGACACCAGTGACTGGTTTTAGCGTTGTTCCGAGAGTTGAGTTAATCTGATCTACAGTAGGCATTGCCCTGTAATTGTCAGCATATTCTTTAATAAACTCAGCTGCTTCTTTGAGCGAGCGATTAAAATTATTTGCATCAAATATATTCTGTACTCTAACATAACTTTCTGGATGATCGAGCATCATCTCCAAAAATAATTTTTGCAAATCCTCTGTATATTCTTTAGCTTTTTCGACTTTATTTTGTGCCATTTATTTTCCTTTAGTAATATTTCTTCTTCATTAACTTAATCTTTAGTTCTGATGTTTCTTTTGCATCTAATATAGTTTTCAGAGTGAATAATTTTCCATATTTAATAACTGCTTGATTTATGTCTTTGCATGTTTCTGACCACACCGGGAAGCTTACACTCCATCCATTCTTAATTGCAATATCTATTAGATTTCCGCCTGACTGATCAAAGTCGGGCACTACTATAATTTCTCTGTCCAGACTTTCTATTATATCTATTTGTTGTTGATTTATGTCTGCCCTAAGCACTGCTACCCCATCAACGCTTATTGCATCAAAGACGCCCTCACAAACAATAACAACTGACCAATCTTTCCCCTGCTTATCTATATTAAACACATACCCCGAGTCAACTTGCTGAATATATTTAGGCGTTATATTATCATTGAATGCTCTTGCACTGTATCCAACAATCTCATTTTTCCAAGTAAAGGGTATTATAACTCGATTATTCATCTTAAATTTGGTGTTATCTGACCAATAAAATTCATATTTTTGCATATCTATTTTGCGATTAGATACGTATTCTACGGCGGTAACAAAATTATTAGGGTATGAACGTACTTCTAAGTCAGTCATTGACAATTCATAAAATTCAACCAATCCCAAGAAAGATATAGCTTCGTCGGGAAGTGATTCTTTCTTAAAGGATGTCTTTATTTCTTCTTTTTTAACCTCTGGCTTAACTATACCTAATAGTTCTTGCCTTTGCTGTTCACGTTTTGCCTCAATATTTAATCGCTGTATTTCTGCCTCATCTACGTTGAGCCACTTTAGTAATTTGCGAAATTTATAACTTAATGGATATCCAGGCGTATATGATGCCCTGTATTGGCAGTTAAAGCAAGAATATGAGACGGAATTATCTCCATCCGAGATAATTAATCCACCTCTACCACGTTTATCGGCGGTTTCGCCGTTGTGTGGGCAACAGACTGCATTACCAGTTATCCAACCTTTGGCACTGCGATGGGTTTTTCTGCCTGTCGTCCATGCTTGTAGAATAGTGTCAGATATTATTGTCAATTCGCGTTACTTTCCATTTTGATGTTACAATGCCCTTGAGTGGATTGACCAACATATGGTGTCACAGACGGAGGAGTAATGGGGCATATAAACGACATAATAATATTATAGCGAAACAACTACACTAAAAGCAAATATTTCGAAAGATATTATGCCCGATATAGTATTTGTGTAACCGGACTTGGGTTGACGTTTCCGTCGGTTGGTGAAACAACAAATCTAACCGCCGTATAAATTCCAGACCAATTATAGTAATCGGTAGCAGTCTGATTTACATACATCAACGATGATATATTTCCCCATGATAGATTTGGAGCAGTATTATTGACCCATGCCAGCGAATCAAGTGTTCCTTGAATAGTTAGGTTTCCGGAGAAATTACTAAAGAAGAATTGTGATGTGTGATGTGACGATTGTTGCATTGCGTTAGTATCTGCCACTACACCGCTTGTGGTAACACTGCTATTGCTATTGCTTGGCAAATCAACAATGATGCTTGGTTGAAACTCGGGGTATGGTCCGTCCCTTAACAGGATTTCTCCCCTTGACTCAAAATTCTCATCTGTATAAACGACTTGTTCGATTCCAGTAGTTGGGTCAGTCACCGTCAATGCATAATTATAGTAAGGCAAGTCTAAATCAATTAAATCAAATTCTGTTAGTGACACTGTCACTATACCTGCCAGGGCATTTACAACAGTAGCCAACTTTGATACGACCAACATCCCTTCACGATCAGAAATCATATTAAAGGTGATATCCCACCCGGTCACATTGACTGGTTTCTGATCACTATTTTTAAAGATAAACTGTATGATATTGTCAACACCCTTATAAATTTTAATTTGTCTTTGGTACATTGTTCTCCACCTCGCCGTAATAGTAGGATCAGGGTTACACTGAACCGTGACCGTATTGGGATAAAAGTATGTTTTCATCTGCTGCATAATATGTATTTATCCTTTTCTTTTCTACCATTGCCAAATTGCTAAATATTATTATGAGCACACAAATGAATGACGATGATGTTAAAAGAATATTAGCAGATAAGCCGTGGATGACACTACTAACATATGGCGGCAACGATTATGTGGGCATAATTCAAAATATCGATGATACCATTACTACGATATATGATTATGGAAGTCTCAAGACACCAGAGCAAAAGTTAGCATTTTTAGAGTTAGCAGAAGTATGGTGGATGGAAAGCAATCGACTAGTGCCAATTAACGTTTTTTTGCGTGTTGAGTGGGCATTATTTCGCCCAACCTTAAAGACGCTGAATTCTAAAGATGTTGATATAAAACTAGGACCGTATTTGAGTCTTAAAGAAATGTCTATACGCAAAACCAAGCGTCGCTCAATAACCCTTGTTAGAAAACTATATTAAAATTAGGTATATTTTAACAGCAACATCGTATACGTTTGGTCATCTACCTCTATTGATTTGATAGTTGTGTTATCAGAAAAGAGAACATGTATATTATGTTTAGCAAGAAGGTAGTCATAAAAAGCATGATCATATAACGAGAAATCGCTCTCGTTGAAAATACGCATTAACGTCATTATTAAAAATTGTCTTTTGACATTATCATCTGGTGTTAGGGTGTTAGTAAATATAATTTTCATTTGTGGTGACCATATTTTAACACGGATAGTAGATAATTGTCATTTTTGTCTAATGATTTATTTAAATTCTTCGTATTTTAGCCTAAAGAAAGATTCCATCTCATCTGGTCCGTCTATTGATCTTAATTTTAATGAATTGCCGTCGCCGACATATTCGACTAAGGTAAGGCCATATTGTTCGTAAAGATATTTCTTAATAAGATCTGATCTACTTGAGGTAGATTCCATTACCAGCCAATTAGTGACTTGTCTCCAGAATACGTATTCTTTTGACCGATCAACGTCGGCGTCGTTAAATTTAATATACATTTCACATCCCGTTTAGTAAATTCATATGAACCACAATAAGATGGCTGTAACTTACGGAATGGCTTTTTTTAAACGTAAATCCTTCATCGGTCTTGTCCCAAATTGTTTCAGCAACCTCTTTCCATGATCTGCCAATGAGGTGCTTCTTACCTGGTCGGATCAAGGCCAAAAACATAGCCATTCTTGGTATGCTGTTTATTGGCTCTGGCAATTTGCTTATCATATCATAATAGTTGCCAATATGAATTAGCTTTTCACAGAAATCTTTTTCAAGTAATCTCTCCCACGGCGGCTCTGTTGTCATTAGATGGACCAGGTGTGTTTCTGATTTTACATGCTCATATACAGATACATTTAGCAAGTCTACTTTAAAATATCCACGCTCTTCTGCTTGTTTATAATCAACGGTTGCCTGATTGTTTATATCATGCGGGATATTTGTAAAATATACACCTGAGGCATGTTTTGCAAATTCATCTCCGTCTCGCAGGATAGATGCGTTTATGTGTTTGAGATGTGCCAATGCGAGACTTCGGTTTCCAAAATCGATATCAATGTCACCGGCAGATTTTTTAATTTGACTCATTTTTGTTTTCAAATATATTGTAAATTACAACCATCGCAATAAAAGCCATTCTAATTGTGCTTCGTCTCCGAAGGTATGATAGCACCATTCTACCAGTTCATCATTTGCTGGCGAGCCGATATATTTCACGGTTGTCCAGGTATCAAGATCTTGTCCGCCAAGTATTTCCTTATGCTGCATTTTAACACCACATAAGAGCAAAAAATTCTTCAAATCCTTTGGGCGTAGTACCATAGTCGTGCTTTCCATAAAACTTAAAGGAAAGTGTGCGTGTATCCGACTCATGCCAAACATGATAATCTCGGCCTTCTTTCAGCTTGTGTACTTTTTTTAACCACGCCTTGACTTCTGTAGATTTTGTTTCAAACTCGTCTACATTTTGTATGTCTTTAATTTTAACAATGCCCATTCTAACACCATCTCAATAAAAACAATACCGCATCTTCATCGTGGGTAAATTCTATTCCTGCACGATCTGTATAAAGTACATAGCTGTTGTCATCTCGATGTTCCATGCTGCAAAATTTCCATCGTTGTTCAGTGTCTGTGTTGGGGATATGCTCGTTCAACCAAGAATGAATTAACCGCAAAGGTGCCCAGCTATATCTATATTTGATAAACATCACATGTTTGCATCAATCAACACTGTTTTCAAAAACTCTGTGTCCGCTAAATAATCACGCAATTTCTTCTCCCAAAATGTCGGGTCAATGAACTTGAAGATTAAAGTAACTTGCTCTTCGTTCAATGAGGACAAAAATT